CGCCCATCCAGAAGATCGTGAGGTTGTTGACCCTAGGTCCCAACTTCCCACGCAACAGGTTTCGCAAACCGGATCGATGTTGCCCTTGCACCACTCTCGTCGTGACCCCGCCACGTTCAACATCAGCATGGCCAAGCGGATCCACCCCAAAAAAGACTCTCCCACGCTCAACGCCCAACAGCTCCGCGTGGCGCGCTCCTTGCAGCATGGCTTCCGAAAGTTCTTCACCGTCCCTGAGTCAAACCTCGTGGACGAGGCGATCTTCCACCAAGCGCTAACCGAAAGGTTGCGCTCGTGGGCCGGCAATCGCACCATTAGAGATCTTCGTCGCATTGTTGACCAGTCTCCACCTGACTGGGACCCGCTGTTCACTAAGCTCTTCCTGAAGTCACAGATGGTCAAGAAGCTGGATAAGGTTGGTGGTCCCGCCAAGCCCGGTCAAATCGTCACCACCTTTCCCCTGCTCAAAACCTTCAGGGACGGGGTCTGGGCCCTCTACGTGGAAAAGCAGCTCCTGGCCTCTGCCCACCCGTCAACCTATCTGCACTGTCGAGCTGGGTACAAGGAAATGTCGACCTGGTACCGCACATTCTGGCGACCTGGCGTGTCGACCGCCAACGACTACACAGCTTGGGACTCTGGCTGCGATGCTACGTTCCTCCACTTCGATCGTTGGCTCATGCGTTCCTATGGCGTCCCCCAGTCCTACATCGAGCTGTACACCTCAGGTCGTGTGAACACCCGGTCTATGGCTGGCCCGATGCCCATCATGCAGTTCTCGGGTGACCGCTGGACCTGGTTGCTCAACACGGCCCGAAACGCCGCTTTGACTGGGATCTCTCTCGAGGTCGCCCCCCGCACTCCTGCGGCGTTCTCTGGCGATGACTCTATCTTGCTGGGCGACCTCCCTCCATCCCGGTCTTTCAACCCTCGGTCCGTTCCCATGTCCCCAAAGCCAGTCCGTGCCTCCGTGCAAACCTTCTGTGGCTTTGAGTTTGGTGGTGTTGATGTGACGATATCTCCGACCGTGTGTCTCCTTCGTGCTCGTATTGGTGCCGAACAGGGTCGCCGCGACTCCAGTTTCTGGGATTCCATTGATTATGCGTGTCGTCTCTCTGTTGATGCTGGTACCGCCCTACCAGAAACCACTGCTGCCTATATCATCTCTCTCGAAATGCGTTCTCGGTTCCGCCTCCCTTCTCCACGTTTTCGGTTGTGGAAGCATAAGCCCCCTTCCCTTCCTCCCTACGTTTCTTCGCTCATGCCCGCATTCCCGGCGCATGATCCTGCTCCTCTTCTCTAGTTTGTTGGTGTTCTCACAACCACCCCTTCGCGATTATGGAAAATCGCCCACCTCGCCAGTGAGTTGACCTTGGACCCTATCGGGTCTTTGACAGGTTTGGCGATACAGTCAGCTCACCGTCAGTGGTGTGGTACGTAACCCACACCAACCCGGCCCTTGAGAAAGGTCGGCGGTATTCCGAAAATCCGGAAGGTTGGACTCGTTTTCACGTCCACCCCGCCCAAAAACCAGCCGCAGGTTCGACCTGTAGCCACCGGA